GGATGAAGAAGAGTTTAATAAGAATATAGCTGAAGATATTAGTGAATCAGAATTAATGAAGTTAGCTACCGAATTAACATCTGACTTTGATAGTGATATTGCATCTAGAAAAGATTGGATACAAACGTACGTTGATGGTCTTGAACTATTAGGACTTAAGATTGAAGAACGTGCTGAACCATGGGAAGGTGCATGTGGTGTATATCATCCACTATTATCAGAAGCTGTAGTTAAGTTCCAAGCTGAGACTATGATGGAGACATTTCCAGCTATGGGTCCAGTTAAGACTCAAATTATTGGTCGTGAGACACAAGATAAAAAAGACGCAGCTATGCGTGTTCAAGATGACATGAACTATCAACTGATGGATGTCATGACTGAATACAGACCTGAGCATGAAAGAATGTTATGGGGACTAGGCCTAGCTGGTAATGCGTTCAAGAAAGTCTATTTTGACCCAAGCATCGATAGACAAGTGTCTATGTATGTCCCTGCTGAAGATGTGGTCGTACCTTATGGTGCGTCTAGTTTAGAATCAGCAGAACGTATCACGCATGTAATGCGTAAGACAGAGAATGAAGTAAGACGACTTCAACATGAAGGGTTCTACCGTGATGTTGACCTTGGTGAACCAGTTAACAACATGGACGAAGTTGAGAAAAAGATTGCTGAAAAACTAGGTTTCCGTGCAACATCTGATGATCGTTATAAATTATTAGAGATGCACGTTGAACTTGATCTATCTGGATACGAACATAAAGTTGACGGAGAAGAAACAGGTATTGCTCTACCTTACATTGTAACAATAGAAAAAGGTACAAGCACGATATTAGCTATTAGAAGAAACTGGAGACCTGATGACAAGAAATTCCAAAAAAGAAATCATTTTGTACACTATGGTTATATTCCTGGGTTTGGCTTTTATAATTTTGGTCTTATTCACCTCGTGGGTGCTTTTGCTAAGTCTGGTACTAGTCTCATTCGTCAGCTCGTGGATGCTGGAACATTGTCGAACCTTCCTGGAGGATTTAAAACTCGTGGCCTCAGAGTTAAAGGAGATGATACACCTATAGCACCAGGCGAGTTCCGTGATGTAGATGTACCATCAGGTACTATGCGTGATAACGTCATGCCATTACCATACAAAGAACCTTCACAAGTTCTTATGGCTCTACTCAATACAATCGTAGAAGAAGGTCGTAAGTTTGCAGGTTCAGCTGAACTACAAGCATCAGACATGTCAGCTAATTCACCAGTTGGTACTACATTAGCTATATTAGAACGAACACTTAAAACAATGTCAGCTATTCAAGCGCGTGTTCACTTCTCAATGAAGCGTGAGTTCCAATTACTTAAAGATATTATTCGTGACTATACTCCAGAAGAATATAGTTATGATCCAGAAGAAGGTGATAGGAAAGCTAAACAATCAGATTATGATATGGTAGATGTATTACCAGTATCTGATCCAAATGCAGCTACTATGGCACAGAAAGTTGTGCAATACCAAGCAGCTCTACAACTAGCACAAACTGCACCACAGTTATATGACCTACCACTTCTTCATCGTCAGATGTTAGATGTATTGGGTATTAAGAACTATCAGAAATTAGTTCCTGTGCCTGAAGACCAAAAACCTGTTGATCCTATTAGTGAGAACCAAAACATTCTTAAAGGCAAACCTGTTAAGGCTTTCTTACAACAAGATCATCAAGCTCATATTACTGTTCATCAATCAGCTATGCAAGATCCACAAGTTCAAGCTTTAGTTAGCATGAACCCACAAATGGCTCAAGCATTACAGTCTGCTATGACAGCTCATATTATGGAGCACTTAGGCTTTGAATATAGAAAACAACTAGAACAACAAATGGGTATGACATTACCTCCATATCAAGACCCAAGTAATGTTGATGAAGACCAAAAACCATTAGATCCACAAATGGAAATACGCATATCTCAAATGGCTGCTAAAGCTTCACAACAGTTATTACAACAACATGTCCAACAACAACAGCAACAACAAAATGCTCAAACACAGCAAGATCCGTTAATTCAAATGCAACAACAAGAATTACAGTTGAAAGCTCAAGAGCAACAAAGAAAAGCAGCTAAAGACCAAACTGATGCTCAGTTTAAAGCACAACAGTTAGCTTTAGAAGCACAACGTATCAATAATACAAAAGATCAAGGTGTATTAAATGCAGCTATAAATGCACATAATAACTTGAAATCACATGAAAACCATCAAGCTGAAGTAGGGTTTAATGCAGCTGTTGATTTACATAAACATATGCATAGTCATTCTATGGATGCACAAGATACGTTCAATCAACAAGAACACGAACGTAAGTTAGCAGAAATGCAACAAAGATTCGCCCAAAGGCAAACAGAGTTACAAAAACCAAAGGAGTAATAAATGGAAGCTGATAAAGCTTTTGCCATCGTTATCAAAAATATCGATGATAAGATTTTGCAACTTCAAGAGTTTATATCTACAGGTAACGTAGATAAATTTGAGGAGTACAAAAAAGTGTGTGGTGAGATTACTGGTCTTCTTACTGCACGAAACTACATAACAGACCTAAACAAAGCAATGGAGAACTCGTATGAGTGATTTAAACTTAGCTCAAGCTCAAGATTTAAATGTGTTATTAAACCAACGCAAAGCCGAAGCTGAAGTACAAGAAGATGATATTGCTCTAGAAGATAGAGCTAAACAAGTACCAATCCCATCAGGCTACCGCATTTTATGTGCAGTACCAGAAGTGGATAAGAAAACAGAAGCAGGAATTGATCTTCCAGATGAGTACATCAGACGTGAAGAGTTATTAGCTACAGTACTATTTGTAGTTGAACTTGGACCTGATGCATACAAAGATGAAAGAAAGTTCCCTACAGGACCTTGGTGTAAAAAGGGTGACTTTGTTATTGTCAGACCAAATGCTGGCACACGCTTAGTTATTCACGGCAAGGATTTTAGAATGATTAATGATGATTCTGTGGAAGCAGTTGTGCAAGATCCACGTGGCATCAAAAGAAGCACATAGGAGATAATATGGCTACAGAAAAAGAAGTATTTAAGTTTCCTGATGAAATTGAGGAAAAAGATGAAAAGTTAGACATTCAAATCGAAGAAGATGACGAAAAAGTTGACATAGAAGTAGTCGATGATACGCCAGAAGAAGATCGTAATGTAGAACCTTTACCAGAAGAAATTAAAGATGAACTAGAAGAAGCTGATGAAGCCGATGAGTTCTCTAAAAACGTAAAGACTAAGTTCAAGCAATATAAAAAAGCTTGGCATGATGAAAGACGTGAAAAAGAAGCCGCTTTAAAAGAGCAACAAGAAGCTTTAGCTGTTGCCCAAAGGATTCTTGATGAAAATAAACGTCTAAAATCTATGCTAGTGACAGGCGAACAGGAATTAATAGTCAATTATCAGAATGCAGCTGAACTAGAGCTTGAAAAAGCTAATAGAAAGTATAAAGAAGCTTATGATTTAGGCGATTCTGACAAGATTATTGAGGCTAATAATGAAATTATGAAGGCTTCCTTGAAGTTGGATAGAGCTAAAAACTTTAAACCAACTGCAAATACCCCTTTACAAGAGCCAGAAATTCCTGTAAAAAGTAACTATACGCAGAATCCTCCGCAAATGGACTCTAAAACGGCAGAATGGATCTCAAAAAATCCATGGTATACTGACCCTAAAAAGAAATCCATGAGTAAATTTGCTCTAGGAGTTCATGAAGAATTAGAAGCTTCTTATGGTAAAGCTTTTGTAGCTACCGATGAGTACTTTAAGCGAATCGATCAAGAAGTAAAACGCAGATTCCCAGAAGAATTTGCTGAAGAAATCTCAAATGAGTCTGAAAAGCCTCAACAAAAATCTAAACCAAGCACAGTAGTAGCTCCCGCAAAACGTAGTACGTCCTCTAAAAAAATCGTATTATCAAAAACGCAAGTAGCGTTAGCCAAGAAACTTGGCCTAACACCTGAGCAATATGCTAGTGCACAACTTAAATTGGAGTCTTAAAAATGTCTGATATTAAAAAAACAGCAACACTTGATTTTGTAGAAGTAACCCCTCGTGAACTTGATACTCGTGAACTTGCAGAGCGTCCAAAACAATGGACTGCACCTGAACTCTTACCAGAGCCAGATAAACAAGCAGGTTATGAATATCGTTGGGTTCGTGTTTCAATGTTAAATACAGCTGATCCTAGAAATGTTTCTAGATCCCTTCGTGAAGGTTGGGAACCTGTACGAGTTGAAGAACAACCTAAGTTCAAATTGTTAACCGATCCAGATAGTAGATTTAAAGATAATATCGAAATCGGTGGACTATTATTATGTAAAGCTCCAGCAGAAATGGTTAAGCAAAGAAATGAGTATTATGAAAACTTAACTAGATCTCAAACTGAAGCGGTAGATAATAATTTAATGCGTCAAAGCGATCCGAGAATGCCAATCTTCCAAGAACGGAAATCCTCAGTAAGTTTTGGCGGTAAAAAATAACTTTAATTAATTAGGAGTAAATATGGCTTATCCAACCGTTGCAGCACCATATGGTTTTAAGCCCGTAAACCTAATTGGTGGTCAAGTTTTTTCTGGATCAACACGTAATTATACAATCCAAAACAACTACGGCACATCAATTTTTTACGGTGACTTTGTAACACTCACTAATGGTTTAGTTACTCGTGCAGCGATTACATCAAGCACATCTGGTAAACAAACTATTGGTGTGTTCTTGGGATGTTCTTACACAAACCCAACAACAAAACAAAAATTATTTAGCCAATACTACCCAGCTTCTACAGCTGCTGGTGATATTCAAGCTATTATTTGTGATGATCCTGATACAGTATTTAAAGCTGTATTAGTAAATTCTAGTGGTTCTACTACACTAGGTTCAGCATCACAAGCTATTGTTGGTTTAAATTTAGCTGGTTCTGATCTTGCTGGTAATACAAATACAGGCGATTCATCAAACGGCTTAGTAGCTCCAACTGCTACACCTTCAACAGGCTTACCTTTCCGTGTATTAAGTTTAGTACCTGAATCAGCTACAGCTACTACAGCTACTGGCTCTGTTTCAGCAGGAACAACTATTACATTAACAGGTACAGGTTTAACAACAGCAATTCCACAAGGTGCAGATGTATCATATGTATCTAATGGACAAACTGTTCAAACTGGTGCTTTTGTAGCAAACTCAGGCGGTTACTCTGCTGGTACAACATCGATCACTGTTGACAAATCGATCACAATTCCAAGCGGTTCAACCATTGTATTCACGTCATACCCAGAAGTACTTGTGAAAATCAATTTCGGTATTCACAACTACTACGCAGCTTAAGGAGTAATATAATATGGCTATTTCTCGTGCCCAGCTACTAAAAGAGCTATTACCAGGCCTTAACGCTTTGTTCGGTCTTGAGTATGCTCGCTATGGTGAAGAACATAAAGAAATCTATGAAATTGAGACTTCAGAACGTTCTTTCGAAGAAGAAACAAAACTTTCAGGCTTTTCAGCAGCTCCTGTTAAAAACGAAGGCTCTGCCATCGCTTATGACAATGCTCAAGAAGCTTGGACTGCTCGATACAATCATGAGACTATCGCTCTTGGTTTCTCAGTTACTGAAGAAGCTATTGAAGATAACCTTTATGATTCATTATCAGCACGTTACACAAAAGCACTAGCTCGCGCTATGGCTTATACAAAACAAGTTAAAGCAGCTGCTGTTTTAAATAACGGCTTCAATGCAGCTTTCACTTACGGTGACGGTCAAGCATTATTCTCTACAGCTCACCCATTGGTAAACGGTGGTACTAATGCGAACACTCCATCAACTCCAGCAGACTTAAATGAAACAGCTTTAGAAAATGCTGTTATTCAAATCGCTGCATGGACTGATGAACGTGGTCTCTTGATCGCTGCTAAACCTAAAAAGCTAGTTGTTCCACCAGCATTACAATTCGTTGCTACCCGTTTACTTGACACAGAACTCCGTGTTGGTACAAACAACAATGATATTAATGCTATTAAGAACAACGGTTCTGTTCCAGAAGGTTATACAATTAACCACTTCTTAACAGCAACTAATGCTTGGTTCTTAACAACTGATGTACCTAACGGCATGAAAATGTTCGTACGTACACCATTACAAAACTCAATGGACGGTGACTTCGATACAGGTAATGTTCGCTACAAAGCTCGTGAACGTTATTCATTCGGTGTATCTGATCCACTAGGTGTTTACGGTTCATACTAATTGAACCTTTAAGAAGTCCCCGCCTTAAAAAAGCGGGGTTTTTCTTTGCCTGTTATTCATGGTTTTACTTATTTCACAAGGAAAAAGTAAGAGTATTATGTAGTTATACACACGGTGTGTATAAATTTTAGGAGAAATACTATGTGGACAAAACCAGCTGCAACAGAAATGAGATTTGGCTTTGAAGTAACTATGTATGTTATGAATAAGTAGTTAAATTAGGGGCTTTTAGCCCCTTTTTTATTGCTTTTATTTTAAAATATAGTATTATATGTATAACTGGGTGATGCTCTTATCGGACTGCCCCAGCAGACGATGCAACGATTGATAAGAGAAACTTTTGCATAGGAAAACATTTTATGGCTCGCAGTACTTTTTCAGGCCCGATTTTATCTGGCGCTAATCGTTTTGGCCCACAACGTGACGTTGGCTACTCTGTTTTAACACAACAAGCATTTTTAGACTTTGCAGTAACAACTCCAGGAACTGCTAACTACAGTGGTACATCTGGCGTATTTGTTTCATCAAATAATATTCCAAATACCGTAGCTACAATTTGGACTCCACAAAACGGTTCTTATAGTAACAGTGGTCCTACAGTAGCATCTGCTCCTACAGCTGATGCAACAGGTACAGCTTATCGTGGCGCAGTATTTTTACTCCCACAAGGTTCAAATATTACTGACGTTATTGTTGATGTTGGTGCTATGCCAGCTGACAATGCTGGTTCTCCAGTAACTGTTACATCAATTCAACCATACATCTCAAACAACTTTGCTACATCAACAGGTGTATATGGTGTTATGTCTGCTATTACTTCAGCAGGTCGTGGTACTGCAACATTTACAGGTACTACATTAGATAACGCTAATGGTACATTATCAGACGTTCAAAACATTCAACCTGGTACTCAACCTACATGGTTCTCACAAGTTGTTGTTACCTTAAAAATGACTGCTACAAGTTTAGGTACTTTAGCATCAGGTCAAATCAATATTACTCTTAAGTATGCTCAACAAGATCTTAATATTGGTAATGGTACAACATACCCATATGGTAACTTTGATTAATTAATCTGATTGGGGGTTTAACCGCCCCCTTTCTATAACTAAGGAGATTAATTATGACAATGCAAACCGATATTAAATCAGCGCATACTAATACCTCAGCCGTGTTAGTAGCTTTTCGTACACGCCTAAGACAAATTACATTTAATAGTAATGGCACAGCAGGAACACTTATTCTTTATGATAATGCATCGTCTGCTTCAGGAAATGTTTTATGGCAATTTGATTTTGGAGCTAACGTGATAGCTGTACCTGTATTGTTACCAGGTGAAGGTATACTTGCTTACAATGGTATTTATGCTTCATTAACTAATGCCAATTCATGTACTATTTGTTACGGATAATATTATGATTTCTCATTTACATGAAAGTACAAAACAAGCTATAGATACAGCATCAACTATTACAGTCGTAGGAACTATTATGAATTGGTTACCAGCAGCAGCTGCTTTATGGACAATTGTATGGACATCAATTCGTATTTATGAAACTAAAACTGTACAAGACTGGATCAAATCTAGGAAAAATAAAAATGCCTAGTGTATCTAAAAAACAACATAACCTAATGGCAGCTGTGGCTAAAAATCCTAAGTTTGCTAAAAAAGTAGGTATTCCTCAATCCGTTGGTAAAGATTTTGCAACTGCCGATAAAGGTAAGACATTTAAAAAAGGCGGTGTATCATTAGCCGTTGGACGTGGTGAAAAACTTCCAGTATCTAAAGGTGCTGGACTTACTGCTAAAGGTCGTGCTAAATATAATGCTGCAACAGGATCTCATTTAAAAGCTCCTCAACCACAAGGTGGTCCTCGCAAGAGATCATTTTGTGCTAGGATGTCTGGAATGCCTGGTCCTATGAAAGACGAAAAAGGTCGTCCTACACGTAAGGCAGCATCGCTTAAACGATGGAATTGTAAATAGGAGATACAATGGAAGATGATATTAAGCAAGATAAAAAGCTTATTAAACGAGCTTTTGGAATGCATGATAAGCAAGAACACAAAGGTCAACATACCGATTTATCTAAACTAAAAACAGGTGGAAAAATTATGAAGAAACACAAAATGAAAGAAGGAAGCGCTGCAGAAGAACGTGGCGAAAGCAAAGCTTTTGAAGCTAAAGAAGACGAATCAAAAGAAATGCGTAAAGGCGGTAAAGTTAAAAAAATGGCTAAAGGTGGTATGGCTGAAGTTATGGGTCCAAAATCAATGTCTAAAGATGTTGAAGCTGGTTCTAATAAACTTAAAAGCTTTGGTGAATCTAAAGTTCAAAAACGTGGTGATACTAAAGGTAAAAACTTAGGTGATTCAGGTCCAACAAGAATGTGCGGTGGTGGTATGAAGAAAATGGCACGTGGTGGTGGTATTGAATCTAAAGGCAAAACTAGAGGACGTTTCTGCTAATCATGGCTAAAGATGATTATAAAGGTCCAACACCAGAAGAAATGGATCGAGCAGCTAGAATGATGGAAAAAAATATTCCTCCAGTTGCTCCATCTAAACTAGAACCAAAAGCTCCAGTACCTCCTGTTACTATATCAGTTAAAAAAGCTAAAGGTGGTAAAGTTAGAGGTCATGGTATGGAATCAAAAGGTAAAACAAAAGGTAAATTTATTTAAGGAGTAATAAAATGGCTTATAAACATCATGATGAACATGTAACACAACACGAAGACGGTGGTCATAAACACCATTCAGATATGTATGGTAAACATGCAGCTGGTCATAAAAAACACGCTGACCATATTAAAGTTATGGGTGCTGGTGCTGTAGAAGATCATGGCGATGAAGAAATGCCAACACACGGCAGAATGGACTAAATATGATGGCCTCTCGTGGTATGGGGGATGTAAATCTTTCAAAGATGCCAAAGGCCAAAAAGATTGTCCGAAAAGACAATCCTAATGATGTTGAAGTTTATAAAAAAGGCGGTGAGGTTTGGAATAAACCACGCCCTAAATCATTAGGTAAACCTAAACCATTGTCATCTGATAAAAAATCTAAAGCTAAAGCTATGGCTAAAGCAGCAGGAAGACCTTATCCAAATTTAGTAGATAATATGAGAGCTGCAAAGCGTAAATAATGGCATATACATCAGGTACATCTTCATTTAATTTAACTTTATCTGAAATCGTTGAAGAAGCTTTTGAACGATGTGGTAAAGAACTTCGCACGGGCTACGATTTAAGAACTGCCAGACGTTCACTTAATATACTTACTATTGAGTGGGCTAACAAAGGTATTAACCTATGGACTGTAGAAGAAGGTCAAATACCATTAGTTCAAGGTCAGATTAGTTATCCATTACCTGTAGATACTATTGATTTATTAGATCAAGTTATTCGTCAAAATGCAGGTACAACTAATCAAACTGATATCAACATAACACGTATTTCAGAAACAACATATTCAACGCTACCTAATAAATTAACACAAGGTAGACCTATTCAAGTATGGATTAACAGACAATCGGGGAATACTAATGCAACCACAGCTTTACTTTCTTCTTCTATTGGTGCTACTGATACTACTATTACAGTCAGTGATGCATCACAACTTGCTGCCGCAGGGTTTATTCAGTTAGATACTGAAGTAATCTATTATGCAAATGTTACTGGCAACCAATTACAAAATTGTGCTCGTGGTCAAAACAATACAACAGCTACTTCACATACAGCGGGTGTAGTTGTATATGTACCATGGCTACCATCTATTAATGTGTGGCCAACTCCAAATGCTGGTGGTAACTATGTATTTGTGTATTGGAGACTAAGACGTATACAAGATACAGGCGGTGGTGGTACATTTATTCAAGATATGCCATTTAGATTTATACCTGCTATGATTGCAGGATTAGCATACCACCTAAGCGTTAAATTAGATGGTGTAGATCCACAAAGGGTAATGGGTTTAAAACAAGTTTATGATGAAACATTTCAACTTGCAGCCGATGAAGATCGTGAGAAAGCAAGCATTAGATTTGTTCCACGTAACATGAACTATTATAGGTAGTAAAATGGCTGATTTAGATAAAAGCATTAAAGATGCTATTGATGAAATAAAGATGGAAGATAGGACTAATAATCCTAGCCCTGAACAAAGAAGAATAACAGCTAAAAAAGGACCATTAGCTTTATCAGAAACATTTGAAGAAGGTAGTAGATATCCAGCTACTAAAGCTGCTTATACATCAAAAAGTGGTCGTAGTTATAGCAGTGAATATAATCCTAACGATAAGTCTTTAGAGTTTGCTACAGAAAATGGTGGAGTTGAACCAAGCGTAAACTTAAGCAAAGGCAAAATTGGATTTGGATTAAAAGTTCCACTAAAAAAAGGTGGAGCAGTTAAAGCCAAAAGAATACGTGGACACGGTATTGAAAAACGTGGTAAAACTAGAGGTAGATTTATATAATGCCTAGTAAATTTGCATCAGGCAAACACGCAATAGCGGAATGTGACCGTTGTGGTCAACGCTATAAATTAAAAGAGCTTAAAAAACAAACAATAAAAACAAAGCTCTACAATATTAAAGTATGCCCAAGTTGCTGGGACCCAGATCATCCACAACTACAATTAGGTCTTTACCCTGTTAATGATCCACAGGCAGTTAGAGAACCAAGACCTGATGTATCATATTACCAATCAGGAAATAGTGGAGTTTTAACTAATCCTTCAGCAGGAACTAGTGTTGCTGGTTATGGTACTCCAGAAGGTGGTAGTAGAGTATTTCAATGGGGATGGGCTCCAGTAGGTGGAGCAAGATTATTTGATACAGTTCTTACACCTAATGACTTAATTGGACTTAGTGCTGTAGGAAGTGTTACAATAACAACAACTTAAATTAGGAGAAGTAAAATGGGTTTTAAATCAGGTGCTCAAGGCATTAACAAGACAGGTAAAACCAAAGGTAAAAACTTAGGTGATACAGGTCCTAACGTAGGTATTGAATCTGGTAAAGGTTCTAAAGGTGCATCAACAGTTACTGGCCAAGCTATGAGAGCTGTAGGTCGTAATCTAGCTCGTGCTAACAATCAAAAAAAGGGTAGATAATTATGGAAAAGAAAGTTAATCCAACTCCAGCAGGAGAGTATCCATTAGGTCACGCTAAAGAAAATAAAGACGCTAGTGCGTATACAGGTTTTGTATATCCATCAGGTGGTGGTGATGATATTGGAGTTTACAAACAACCACAAGATATCCAAGTCCCTAGTGAGATTTATGAACAAGGCACTAACACAAATCAAATGAATGTTTCTGCTGGCAATGCATCTAAAAATGCTTTCGCTCCAGAAAATAGATTTGGTCAAAAAGAAATGCGTGGATATGGTGCTGCAACTAAAGGTCGTAAAACTAGCGGTAAACAAGGATAATTCTAGTGAATTATTTAGAACTATACCAAGCAATTCAAGACTATAGCGAGAATACTGAGGCATTATTTGTCCAGAATATTCCTCGCTTTGTTCAAGAAGCTGAAGATAGAATTTATAATGCTGTTCAAATACCTGCATTACGTAAAAACGTATTAGGTAATATGACATCTGGCAATCAATATTTATCAGTGCCTACAGATTATTTATCTACGTTTTCTATTGCTGTTATAGACTCTACAGGTACTTATAGCTATCTTTTAAATAAAGATGTTAACTTTATTAGAGAAGCCTATCCAAGTCCTACATCACAAGGAGTACCCCAATACTATGCATTGTTTGGTACTCAATATAGTGATTTAAATTCATTATCCTTTATACTAGGACCAACACCTGATAGTAGTTATTCAACAGAATTACACTATTTTTACTACCCAGTTAGTATTGTACAAGGTGTTATTAGTGCTTTTGGTAGTATTACTGCAGGTTCTGGTTATGTAGCAGGATCATATGAAAATGTTCCTATGACTGGTGGTAATGGTACAGGTGCCATAGCTACAGTTGTAGTAGGTTCTACAGGAACAGTAACTTCAGTAACTGTAGTTAATGGCGGTTCAAGTTATGTAGTTGGAGATGTATTATCTGTAAGTCCATCATATCTAGGTAATTCAGGTTCTAACTTTTCAGTTCCTGTAAATGCAATCAATAATCCTACAGGTACTTCATGGCTAGGTAATAATTATGATCCTGTATTATTTTATGGTGCTATGCGTGAAGCTATGCTTTTCATGAAAGGCGAACAAGATTTAGTTACCTATTATGAACAAAAGTATCAAGAAGCTTTAGCACAACTTAAACGTCTTGGTGATGGTCTTGAACGTGGTGATGCATACCGTGAAGGTCAAACTAAACTTAAATATAATAATCTATAATGTCAATTATTCAAACGCAAACAACTACGTTTAAAGTTAATTTAGCTAGTGGAGCAGAAAACTTTAGTTCAACATCTACTAATGTTTATAAAATTGCTTTATACAATGGTAACGCTAGTTTAGATAGTACAACCACTGCATATACTTCTACTAATGAAGTTACAGGTACAGGATATACTGCAGGCGGACAAGTTTTAACAATAGTTCCTGTTGTAGGTGATACAACAAACAATACTGCCTTTTGGTCTTTTAATAATGTAACTTGGTCTCCTGCAAGTTTTACAACATCAGGAGCTTTGATATATAATAGCGGCACAGGAGCATCCGTTGCTGTATTAAATTTTGGTAGTTCTAAAACAGCACTAAATACATTTACAATAACATTTCCAACAGCAACATCATCATCTGCTGTTCTTCGTATAAGTTAAGGAGTAATTATGATTAGAGAAAAACAAGGCTCAGGTGATCACGCTATAGCCACATTAAATACCAGTGGAGTGACGAATGAATCATTTGGTATTGAAGGAAGATACCATGTTATTTGCCGTGATAAAGATGGCAATTTAAAATGGGAAGAACAATTTGATAACCAAGTAGTGCAAGTAGGTAAGATTTTAATGCTTAATACCTTACTTTATACTGCATCTGGATATACTTTAGTAGGTCCATACTTAGGTTTAGTATCTGGTTCTTCAAATACATTCTCACCTACAGACACTATGACATCTCACACTGGATGGACAGAATTTACTAACTACACAGTAGGTGGTTCAGCAGTGCGTGGTACAGCTGTATTTGCAACAGCAACTGGCAATAACAACACTACACCAGGTTCAAACATTGTAACCCTATCTGCAACTGCTATTACATACACCATTACTGGTGCTGGTGGTACAGTAGGTGGATGTTTCTTAGTTACAGGAACAGGCGCAGTTAATACACAATCATCTACCACAGGTACTTTATATAGTGCTGGTGCATTTGGTACACCTAAAGCTACAACAGTAGGAGACACAGTAGCAGTCACATACTCCACAACTGCAACAAGTTAAGGAGCTTAAATGGCTCTTCAAATAGCAGACAGAGTCCAGGTAACCGCTACAGCTAACACCACAGTAAGTTTTACTCTTGGTTCAGCTGTAACGGGTTATCAATCATTTGCTACTGCTGGTATCACCAACGGTAACACTGTATTTTATGGATCATCAGACGGTACTAACTGGGAAGTTGGTATTGGTATTTACTCGTCTACAGGTCCTACCCTAACTCGTTCTACAATATTATCCTCAAGTAACTCTGGTTCAGCAGTATCCACATTTGGTTCTTCAGTAAATGTATGGATTGATTATCCATCAGCTCAAGCAGTTTATAACGACCCTATCAATGGTGTTGTAACACCTTCTACCTCAATATTTAATAATAATATAGTAGACAAACAACTCTACTTACAGGGTGGGAATAATTTATTAGTTCAATCACAGACATTCAGTAATGCTTCATGGACTAAACAATACTCATCTGTGTCAGGTTCTATTACAGCACCTGATGGCACATCTACTGCAACTCAATTAATACAAGATACAACAGCTTCTGTTTTTCATAGATTATATATTGTAGCTCAAGTAGTAATAGGCACTACTTACACATTCTCAGTCTATGTAAAAGCAAATACAATGAACTTTGTTCAACTAAACCTTAATACAGCGTTTGGTTTTTATAATAGCTTTGATGTATCAACAGGAACAATTGGAACAGGCAATGGTTCAAGTCCCACTATGAAATCAGTAGGTAATGGTTGGTATAGATGCACAATTACAGGAACTGCAACATCTACAGGTAATGGTGAATGTAATATAGTATTAGTTTTAAATAATACATCAGGTGGTTTCCCAACCTATAATGGTGATGGAACTTCAGGATTGTATATATGGGGTGCTCAAATAGAAGCAGGAACTCAAGCATCATCTTACACACCCACAACCACAGCAGCAATAACCACCACTAACAACATCTCTGTTCCTAGTGGCTCTGTAGCAATTGGCGGAACAACTAACTCTACATCTAACACTACAGGTGCTTTAACAGTAGTGGGTGGTATTGGATCATCTAGCAATATCTATTCATCAGGTGGTGCTACATCATCTGCATCACCAACCACAGGTGGTATTTGGGCTTATCAACCTTATCCAGCATTTGCAGGCGGTTTCTTAAACAGCCCTGTTGTAGGATTTACAGCTTCAGCATGGAACAGTGCTTCAGGTGCAGTAGCATCACAAGCATACATGCAATTAAACGCTTTAACATATAATGTTAATCCACCTACTGCTAAATTAAGTTTCTATATAGGCGCTAACGGTGCATCTCCTACAGAGAAGATGTATTTATCTAGTGCTGGTGCTTTAACTACAACTGCTGACTCTACATTTAACACAGTTAAGGTTGGATTGGGTGGGGGAAATGTAAGCACGAATATGGCTGTTGGCTACCAAGCACTAAATGCAACAGCAACAGGTGGAAATAATACAGGATTAGGTTATCAAGTTCTTGCATCTTTAACAGGTGGCGTATCAAATGTTGCTATTGGTTCATCTGCATTATTAAGTAACAATAATGGCAATCAAAACATTGGTATTGGTCAAGCTACATTATATGCAAATACTTCAGGCAATCAAAATACAGGTGTTGGACATAATGCGTTTAGATTAAATATATCAGGTAGTAATAATATTGCTATTGGATATAACTCACTTTGGTATAATACAACAGCAAGTGCTAATACTGCGGTAGGTTGGCAATCTCTTTATAACAATACCATAACAGGAAATTTAACTGCAATTGGTTATGGTTCTCTACAAAACAACACTACCAATGTAGCAACACTAGGCACTATCACAGGTGGCACAGGATACACTGCAGGAACATACACAGGCGTAGTCATGACTTTATCGTCAGGTTCTACTGCCACGACATACCCAACTGCTACTATCGTAGTATCAGGCGGTGCAGTAACATCTGTAACACTAACATCTAATGGTGTAGGTTTTATAGACACAACCACAGTATTAACAGCACCTGCCGCATCTATCGGTGGAACAGGTAGTGGATTTAGCGTTCCTGTAGCATCTTTAGCAAGTGGAACAGGTAATACTGCAATTGGATATCAAGCACTTACAAATAATACAATAGGTGGTTCTAATTCTTCTTTAGGTTACTATGCTCTTGGTAGTAATACTACAGGAAATGAAAATACCGCTGTTGGTAATTTATCATCAAATTCTAATACAACAGGATCAAATAATGTTTCTGTGGGATCATACTCATTATATTCAAACTCAACAGGCGGTAGAAATAATGGGTTAGGTCGTGGTACATTGTACGGAAATACTACAGGTAGTTCTAATCAAGCTATGGGATATAGTGCTTTATATTCCAATACCATAGGTAGTAATAATGTCGCTCTTGGTGATTATACTTTACAAATTAATACTACAGCAAGTAATCTTACAGCGGTAGGACATAACGCATTATTAAATAATACTACTAACGTAGCTACTTTGGGATCAATATCTGCTGGCGGTACAGGCTATAATGGCGGTGCATCAGGTGGACCATTAACTGTTCAAGCTTCATTATCAAGTGGCTCAACAGCAACAACATATCCAACATTAGCAATTACAGTTACATCAGGTGTAATTACTGCCGCAACTTTAGTCACCAATGGTGTGGGCTTTAAAGATATAACAACTGTTCTTACAGTAACTTCTGCCGCTATGGTTACAGCAGGTTTTTCCGCAGGTGGTTCAGGATTTACTATTCCTGTAGCATCTTTAGCAAGTGGATCAGGTAATACTGCTGTTGGTTATCAAGCACTAACAACTAATTCAGTAGGTGGAAGTAATACTAGTTTAGGATATCAAGCAAGTAATTCAAATACTACTGGTAGTAATAACACATCATCAGGGTATCAAGCATTATTTCAAACTACTACAGGTGTTAATAATACTGCTGTAGGTTCAGGCGCAATGTATAGACAAGTTGCAGGTGGTAATTGCACCGCTGTAGGATACAATGCTTTATATACTTGTGCTATTAATAATAATACTGGTATTGGTTCTAATGCAGGATATGCTTTAAATTCAGGTCAATTTAATACTTTAATTGGGCAAAATGCAGGATATTCAGGCACTAATAATTTATCTACAGGTGCTAGCAATACACTTATTGGATACAATACTGCTGTTGCAGGTGCAGCAGACACTAACGAAATAGTAATTGGTGCATCAGCCACAGGTCTTGGCTCTAACACAACAGTAATAGGTAATAGCTCTACAACACAAACATATATAGCAGCTGGTACATTAAATGCACCACAAGTAAACGCAACAAATGGTCTAGTAGTCAATAAAGCAACCATTGCAACATCTTATTCTATACCTTCTGGTTCTAATGCAATGAGTGCAGGCCCAATTACAGTTTCAAGCGGAGTTACAGTAACTGTACCATCTGGATCTCGCTGGGTAGTCGTATAACATGTTTGGTTTAAATGTATTCTCTCAAAGCCCTTTTGTAGCTTTAGGGGGAAATTATTACCCTTTTAGTATTACAGAAAATACTACATTAGATGATTTAAATAGTGAATTATCTCAGTTTTTACAAAGTATTACTGAGAATGCAACGCTAAATGATACACCTACCATATCAGCTCAATTTGCGGTTACATTTACTGACAATGCTGGAATTACAGATGTTCTAACAATCACCGCCCAGTTTAGTGTATCTGATACTGAAAATGTAAGCTTTAATGATTCATCTACACAACAGTATAACTTTTTAGTTTCATTTAGTGAAAATGTCATATTAAATGACTTTAATACTGAAGTTTCTACATTCCAAGAAACAATATCAGAGCCAATGACTTTGGCTGATTTTAGCACCCAGCTATCAACATTCTTGGAAAGTTTAACTGAAAATGCCGTATTTACTGACTTAAATACTCAACAGTTTAATGCTTTAGAAAGTATTACTGAAAACTTTAGTTTAGCTGATTTAGTTTCAATGACAGCTCAGTTTGTAAACAGTATAACTGAAGCCACTACATTAGCTGATATAGAAACACTAACCAATGCTTTTATATTCACTATAACAGAAGATGCTCAGTATGCAGATAGTAATGTAGCAATAAAACAAATTATATACTCTATAACAGAAAATGCCTCACTAGCAGATTCAATAACAAGCAAAGCTAATTTTTTAGCATCAACCCTAGAAACTTTAGGATTATTAGATTTATACACAACTAAAGGATGGTCAAATGTTAACAATACAGAAGCGAATAATTGGCAAGCTAATGCGAATAGTCAGACTAATACGTGGGTATTAGTAAATAATAACAATTCTGGTACTTGGACAATTATTAATACCCCTACAAATAGCACATGGGGTATGGTTAATAATACAGAAACATCGACTTGGAACCCAATAAATGATAGTCAATAACGATAAAATTGACTATAATATTAACTAATGATATAAGGATTTTTACATGGCATCCACCTATTCAACCAGTTTAAGATTGCAGCTCATAGCTACAGGTGAGCAAGCAGGTACTTGGGGTAATACTACCAATACCAATCTAGGTACTTTATTAGAACAAGCCATTACAGGCGTAGGCGCTATTACGCTTAATGTAACCACATATACATTAACGGCTAATAATGGCTTAACTGACCAATCAAGAAATGCTGTTTTAGTATTCTCAGGTAGTCCATCAGGTGATTGCACTGTTACAGCTCCAGCTGTAGCTAAAACATATATTGTTAGAAACAATACGACTAAAAATGTGATTATGTCTATTGGTTCGGGAACTACTATTACTGTGCCTAGTGGTATTACATATATTATGTATACTGATGGCACTACAGGTTTTTATTTAGCAACTAACTATAATCCGTCTAATGTAGCTATTATTGGTGGTACTATTGATGGTACAACTATTGGTGGTACAACTATTGCCAATGGTTCGTTTTATGATATGTATGCTTATGATGGAGCATTTTTAGGAGTTAATCCTACAGCTCAAACGGTAACAATATCTCAAGCAAGCCCTGCTGTTGTAACATTAGCTTCTGGAACTCCTCCAAAACAAAACGCGCAAGTGTCGTTTACATCTACTGGATCTTTGCCATCTGGAATTACATCTGGTGCTACATATTATGCATATAATATAGCAGGAACAGGACCTTATACATTTAACTTATCAACTACATTAAATGGTGCCAACCCTGTAAATACAACCAGTGGATATGATCCTACTATATCAATGGTTATTAATTCTAGTGTTACATTTAATACGCCTACTGTTTATATACCAAATGGATTTACTTTTAATAGTACAGGTGCTATTACTTTACCAGTAGGAACAACAGCTCAAGAGCCAGCATCTCCTACATATGGTATGATTCGTTACAATACTACTACAGGTAGTTTTGAAGGATATTCAGGTACATGGGGTGCTATAGGTGGTGGTAGTGGTGCTGTAGCTGGTGGTGTTGTATATGAAAACAACAAACAAATCACTGTAAGTTACACAATGACTACAAGTAAAAATGGTGAATCTGTAGGACCTATTACTATAAATCCTGGAGTAGCTTCACAACCTTGCACTATTACTATAGCAACACCAGGTGTTATAACAGCATCAGGAACAGTTCCTTTGTTTGGTTCTACTGTGGTGTTTGCAACTACAGGTGCATTACCTACAGGTATTACAGCAGGTACAACTTATTATGCAGTAAACGTATCAGGTTCTACATTTCAGATTGCCGCTACATATGGAGGTACTCCAATAGCTACATCTGGAACTCAATCAGGTACTCAATCATTTACAACTAATGTAAAAGTTACTATCCCAGCAGGCTCTCGTTGGGTAATATTATAAGGATAAAATATGGCAGTCACGATAAACGCTTCAACCTCTAGTGGATTAATTCAGACAGCTGATACAAGTGGTCAGTTACAACTACAAACATCTGGTGTAACTGCACTTACTTTAGATGCATCACAAAATGCTACATTTGCAGGGACTGTAACAGCTACTGGTGGATTTGTAGGTACTGGTGGTATGACAAATCTTGGAACAATAACAACTACATCAGGAACTTCTGCATCTTCAGGAACTTTAAGTTTAACTAGTTATAAACAATTATTATTAGTATTTAATGCAGTGTCAACAAATTCTGCAACAAGTACTAGTAAACTTTATCTTGCTTCAGGACCATTAGCTCAAATAACAACACAGTTAGCTGCAGCTAGTGATAACTTTTATGGTTCAGTTTACATAGATTTATCTAATGGAGTTTATTGGGCTAATACATCTCCTGTTCCAACAGGTGCGGCTCCAACAGGAAATAATAGTAGCCCTTATACTGGTATTTCCACTTATACAACTGCTTCAACTGTAATTACAGTTTATACTGGTGGTGCTACATTTGATAATGGTTCAATCATAATTTACGGAGTGAAATAATATGTCATCAGTAGTCATTTCAGGCGATAGTTCAGGTACCATTACCTTAGCAGCCCCAGCGGTAGCTGGTTCAAATACAATCACTTTACCAGCACAAACAGGCACTTCAGCAGTTTTATCTAGTGCTATTTCAGCAGTAGGTCAAATACCATTTTCTACAGATGGTTCTACATTAACACCTACAGCTAAAATAGTATC